ACGTCTTCTACGAGTGCGCGTTCCCGGATGAGGAGACCATCGATGATCGCGGCTATCGCCAGCTCCTGACCACGGAGCAGATCAAGGCCGCGTTCGTAGACAAGCTGCCTCCACTGGGAGAGGAACAACTCAAGCTAGGTGAGGACGTCGGCGCCGGGGGAGACTCCAACGTCTACTGTCTCAGGACGCCCAAGGTGGCCTGGATCGAATCGTCAAACCGCTCCAACGACACCATGACCAACGTCACCGAGACAGTCCGCATCATTGGCGATCACACGCTCACCAAACCCGATGGCACGACCTACAGACGCCTCAAGCCGGAGGACATCTTCATCGACGACATAGGGGTGGGTCGGGGTGTTTCAGACCGCCTCAAGGAGCAAGGCTACGCCGTCAATGGGGTGACGGTTGGGGAGAAGCCGGTCGACGAGACCAAGTACAAGAACATCAAGGCAGAGGCCTTCTGGAATGCCCGGATGTGGGTGCTTGGTGGTGGGAAGCTCCTGAGGGATGATCGCTTCTATCAGCTCTCGCAGATCAAGTACAAGGTCTCAACCGACAAGGTTCTGCAGATCGAGCCCAAAGAGGATCTCAAGAGCCGCACGGGCAAGTCCCCCGACTTTGCCGAGGCGTTCATGCTGACGTTCACGGCTCCCCCGCCCAAGCTCGACATCCTCTGACCTGTTCCACCAAGACACGGCATGGCAATACATTTACCCGTCTAGACATCCTACAGATTGTGGTGTACGCTCCGATCATGAAGCGGGGGGAGCCCTCCCCTCGAAGCGCGAAAGGACGGTACCGCCGTGTTCTTCAGCGATCTGATCCCGTGGACCTCCTACGACGACTGGCTGCTCGCCACGATGGCCCGGAATGGCAGGCCGACGACCGAGATCGCCTTCACGCTCGGCCGCAGTGTTGCCGCCGTCTATAGCAGGGCGTCGCTGCTTCGTGTCAGTCTGCTGCCGCCCGACCGCCCGTCTTTCTCGTATCCGCCTACAGTCGGGTTGTTCTAAGCGAGGTCTCTCCCCGCCCGTTAGATAACCGCCATGGGGCAGCTCCCTATAATCGGGTAGAGCCCCTATGGACATTTTCAAACGCTTATTCGCCAAGGGTGCCCCCGCTGGCATCTTCTCAGTCGTCTTTCCCCAGGCGCCCGCTGGCTTGCAGAACCGCGAGTTCCTCAAGGCCTACAAGGGCTGGGTCTATGCCTGTGTGCGGGTGATCGCCAACGACGTTGGCATGATCGAGCTCCAGCTCCAGGCCAAGACTGCCAAGGGTTGGGTCGAAGTTCAGAGGCACGAATCCCTGGACGTCATCGCGAGGACCAACCCCTTCACCACCACGGACGGTCTCTTCAAGGGGACGTCGTCTTTCCTCGATCTGACCGGCAACGCGTTCTGGTACGTCGCCTACAACGGCCGTGGTGTGCCCGCCGAGATCTGGCAGCTTGACCCAACCAAAGTTGATGTGGTCAAAAGCGATAGCAACTTTATCCAGGAATACATCTACACCAACCCCAAGGGCGCCAAGATCCATCTCAAGCCTTGGGAGGTCATCCCCTTCCAGGAGTTCAACCCCGAAGATCCTTACAAGGGCAGAGGGCCAACCGAAGCGGCAGCGCTCTCAATCGACACCAACCAGTATGCCAAGGAGTGGAATCGCAACTTCTTCTTCAACTCGGCGATGCCCGCGATTGCCCTGACCTCGGAGCAGACGGTCACGCCAGAGCAGCGGGATCTTCTTCTGGAGAAGTGGCTTGCCCGCTTCAAGGGGGTCGCTAACGCCCATCAGCCCGTTGTGCTGGGTGGTGGCCTCAAGGTAGAGAAGATCGGCGACGGCGCCAAGGACATGGACTTTGCCAACCAGCTCACTTTCCTTCGCGACGAGATTCTTGCCACCTTCGGCGTCCCCAAGAGCGTGCTGGGTATCACCGAAGACGTGAATCGGGCCAATGCCGAGGCGTCTGAGTACGTCTTTGCTAAGCGCGTCGTCATGCCGCGCAACCGCTTCATCGCTACGACCCTCAGCGAGTTCTACCTTCCCCTCTGGGGACTCTCCCCCGCCAAGTACCGCTTCATCGCTAAGGACGTCGTGCCCCAGAACGTCGAGGCGGATCTGAAGCGCAAGCAGGTGAGCTTGGCAGGGGCGAGCTGGAGAAAGATCAACGAGATCCGGGAAGAGGAAGGTTTGCCGCCCGTCCCAGACGGCGACAAGCTCTTTATTCCGTCCACGCTGACCACCACCGACCTGACCGTCAACCCACCGGCTCCGCAACCGCTCGGTGGTCCCGGCGACAAACCCGGCGAGAAGCCTCCCAAGCCCGCGAAGGGAGTCACAAAGGGCACCGATGACGCCTCGGTCGGTCTGCGCATCACCTTCCTCCACAAGGCCATCATGGACGCGCAGAAGGACATGGAGACGATCCTCACCACCATGGCCGCGGACGTTGCGACCAGGCTGGCGAAGGTCAAACCTCCCAAGAGCGTCAAGGCCGACGATCCCAACGCCACGTTGGTCACCGAAGCCGCACTCATCACCGCCGTCCTGGAGGGCTGGGAGGAGTACGCCGCGGTGCTTACCGCCTTCGTTGACGACACCGCCCGCCCGGTCTACGAGTTCGGCGGCACACGCTCGATCGCCCGCGCCGGTCTCTCGGTGGTCTTCGACCTGGACAACCCCCGCGCCGAGCAGTGGCTCAGAGATCGCGGCCTCCACTCCGCAACCCAGATCAGCGACACCGTCAAAGAGGAGATCCGCGCCCGCCTCGTGCAGGGCGTCAAGGACGGCAAGGGTGCCAAAGAGATCGCCGCCGACATCGGCGAGTTCTTCGACGGCGAGAGCCAGTGGCGAGCGCTCAGGATCGCCCGGACGGAAGTGATCGAGGCCTACTCCCAAGGCTCACTCGAAGGCGCCCGTCAATCCAACCTCACCGAGAAACGCTGGCTCACCGCTGGCGACGACCGGGTGGAGGAGGAGTGCATGCGCAACCAGTTCGCCGGGTGGATACCCCGCGAGCAAGCATTCCCCACTGGACATGTCGCCCCCGTGATTCATCCGAATGACCGCTGCGACGTCGAGTACCGCGCCGCCGCGTAATGGATAACGGACTCTTTCTGCCTCCCTACAATGGGGCAGAACCTACCTATGGCACAAAAACTCATTCGCAAGACCTACCAGGCCGACACGAAGGCCGCGGAGGGGCAAGATCGCACCCTGATCGTCACCATCTCCACCAGCAGCCCCGACCGTTCTCAAGACGTGGTCGTGCCGTCCGGCATGATCTCGGACAAGTACATGAAGAACCCCGTCGTTGCTGCCTTCCACAGGTACAGCGAGCCCGCGATCGCAAAGACGTTGGAGCTTCAAGTCACCGACAACGCCGTCATCGCCAAGCTCCAGTTTCCACCCCAAGGCATCTACGAGAAGGCCGACCAACTCTACGAGCTCTACAAGGCCGGCTTCATGAACGCCTGGTCGATCGGCTTCATTCCAAAAGAGGCCGTGGATCTCGATCCTGATCGTCCCTACTCCGGTGGCCACCGCTTTGAGAAGTGGGAACTTCTCGAGTATTCGGCCGTCCTCGTCCCCGACAACCCGGAAGCGCTCACCATGCTGCGCTCCAAGGGCATCGAGGAAGAGCCATCCGACGAAGAGACGAAGGTCGTCGAAGTCGACGTCGAGGCAGACCGCGAGCAATCAGCTCAGGCAACCAAGGATCTCGAAGAAAAGGCTGCGACCGTAGGCATCGAGGTCAAGGGAGTCACGCTTGATGTCGAGGATGGAACTTACGTCCTGGACGTCGTCGTCGATGGCAAGGAACACAGCGTCACCTATCCGATTCCCGATGACGTCAAAGAGAAACTGAGAACGGGCGCTGAACATCCTGCCGCAGCCGCCTACGTTTCCAAGGCCCTCTCGGCTCTGCGTGATGCCCTGAAACCAGCCGACAAAGAGATCGGTCTGGTTCTCCGCTCGCTCAAAACCCTGCTAGATCAACCCAGTAAATGAGAGGAGGTGAAACACACAGAAATATATGGATCCAAAACTACAAGAACAACTCAAACCAGTCGTAGAGGAAATAAAAACCTCTGTTACCGAGAACGTCAAAGAGCAGATGAAGGCGTCAATGCCGGCGATCACCGAAGACGTTTTCAAACGACTCGTTGACGAACTCCCCAACCGCAAAGACATCTTCGGGGGTGGCAATCACCAACCCGATGAGAAGGAAGCCCTCAAAGAGGGTAAGGAGAAGTCCGCCGAGTACATCAAGGCGGTCTTTGGCCGAGATTCCGCTCAAGTCAAGGCTCTTTCCGAGGGCACGGCGGCAGACGGTGGATACCTCGTTCCAGAAACGTTCTCCAGCGAGATCATCAGGATCGCTCCCAACTACGGGGTCGTGCGTCGCTTAGCACGCAACTACCCTGTATCAGGAGCAGGCTACAAGACCCACTTGCCGACAGTCGGCAACGTGACCGTCTCTCGTGTCAACGAGAAGGCCAAGATCCCTGCATCTCAGCCAACCATGGGCCAGACCAACATCACGATCAAGAAGATCGCCGGTCTCGTGCCGATGTCCAACGAGCTGCTCAAGGACGCCAACACCGACACCGTCAACATCTTGACGACCCTCTTCGCGGAGGCCCTCGCCAAGTACGAAGACGAGTGGGGCTTCCTCGGGAAAGCTGCCGGAGAAGGTATCTTCCAGAACACCAGCGTGCCAGTCGTAACCATGGGCTCCGGCCTCGACACCTACGTCGAGATCACCGAAGACCACCTGCTCGACCTCTTAGGTCAGCTCGACGAAGCAGCGTTGTCTGGAGCGAAATGGTTCATGTCCTTTAGCGTCTTCAACGCCCTCAGACGGCTCGAAGACTCCACAGGGCAAAAGCTCATCCAGAACCCAACTGCTGCTCAACCAGCAACGATCTGGAACATCCCGATCCAGTTTGTCCGAGGCATGCC